TTTTTGTTTTGGAGTAAGTTTGAAATCTTTCATTGTTCCATCTGCAACGCTGGGAGTCATAGCTCCATCGCCAAGTGCAAACAGTCCTGCAGCTCCTGCTAAATAAGGCAGAGGTGCCATTAAAGATCCTTCAACAACAGCTCCTCCTACATTGCCTTGTCTTAATTGATTAGCAGCACCTAAGGCACCAAGTCCTTGAAGACCTCGTCCTAAAAGATTACCTCCAGCTTTTGGCGGGATTCCTCCACCAGTTACTGTGTATCGTCCAGGTGTAGCAAAGTTTACCGGTTGTCCTCCTGTTGGGATAACAGGAACACGCGTCGTACCCGAACCAGCTTTCCTAGCAAAATCTTTACTTGCTTTCTGTAGAATCTGTTGTCTAACAGGTCCTGCAAAAGGTGCTGCAGCTGCATCGTCTAAAGCACCTAATGCACTTGTCGGAACATTTTGAAAACCTGCACCCCTAAATTGTGGAGGTAAAGAACGTCCAAGTGTATCTGAAGCCCGCTGAGATAAACCTTGATATGTCTTAGGATTAGTTGCAGTATCTAATAAAGAAGCAGGTGCAAAACGCCTACCACCTTGATAAGCACCTTGAATTATCCTTTGCAGTAAAGACAAAGACATGGTCAACGATAGATAGTGTGGAGATAGATGTTTGCGCCAACAGCAGTGTCAGCAGGTCCAGGTAAAGCCTGAATAAATTCAGCTCCAGATCGCTCATATCGGTAACGCGCCTGGAAGGGATCTTTGTAATTAGGAACGTAAAGGATCTGTGCAAGACGGTTGGTCTCATACAGATAAACTTCGTCCCATAATTTCAAAGCATCTTTAACATTACTGGAACGAATCGTACGATCAACGTCACCAATAATGCCTTCAACTCGGGTACTTGGTGGAGTGAAGTCATCGTCAAAAGACGCAAGTTGTGTCTTCTTCTCAGCAGAATCACAACGCCCTATTTGATAAACAATCTTGTCATGAAACACTGAATCAGGAACTGAATTCAATGCTTCTTCCAAACGGGCATAATCACCTGCTGGAACACTAACAACGTAGTATCCTAGGTGATATCTAATGCGACTTTTATTAAAATCAGATAACTGCACAGCGTACCGTCATTATTTGTTCATTATAATCTGTGCAAATAAAGAAGCCCCGTAGGGCTTTAGACACGCACTAGATCAGCTGCAAAAACTGAATCCCAATCAACTCGTGGAATTTGCCGTAACTGCTCAAGACTATTAAATCTTTCACCCGATAAAGAAGATTGTACTTCTTTAATATCTCTTGCAGTTTTCATACCAACTCCTTTGATATGATCAGCAATCATTTGTGCAGTTGCAGTATTGATGTTTAACCTTGTTTCCGCTGGAAACTTACGAGGTTCATCACCTTTTGCTGCGTCTTTTACTTGAAGAGTTTTGACTTTCTTTGTTCCTTCTTTGTCTTCTTCAAGTTCTGTTTTGTAAACAGTAAAGATGCGACCGTCCTGGTCTTCGACCATGTACCAATCGCCATCATCCCATTCGGATACAACTTTTAAACGTACTCCTGTTTTTTTATGTTTAAAGAGCATAGGGACCAGATTTAACCTGGTCCCATATTACTCTATTTAACTATCAATAACCAGGGTAGTTAGAAGCAGTCTTGTAAGGAAGATATTGCTCCATGTCATCGTACTCAACGGCAACATCCTGACGGATGAAGCACACTTCGCAGAGGATGTAACCGGTGCGACCTGCAGCCTTGTCAGCGTCAGAGATTGCCCAACCACCGTTGGTTGAAGTGGAGTTGGTAGCAGCCTTTGAATAGACGCGGAATGCTTGATCGGCGCTGTACTCGCTGTACTGGATGCCAGAGGTCAGAGGAGAAGCACCAAGACCACCAGTGCCGACTGCAATGTTGTTGGAGGTAGCAGTGACGTTAGCGCCGTGGGGGACGCCAGAGAAGCTAACAGGGGTGGTAGCGGTACCAGGACCGAAACCAATCACCTGAGTAGCACCTGAAGTGGTCAGGCCGTCTTCTGCAACGCGACCATCACCCCAGCCTTGGGCCACGGAGATAGCGGTGCGATAGACGTAAGAAGGACGATCAGCATCTGCAGCAACAACCATACCGGTGATGTTCACGCGGGTATCGTCGTTCTTGTAAGGAGAAGGGATCTGAACTTCAGCGGTGGTGGTGTAGCCGTCACCAGTTGAGGTGGTAACGGGCACATAACCACGCAGTTGATAGAACTGCCAACCAGGGTTGGCCAGAACAGAAGTCGGGCCAGCCTTGGAAGCGTTGTTAGAAGATCCACCAGTCGTGTCGATGTTCTGATACCACCCGTTAAGGGGCTCAGTCATATCGCCTGGATAAATCTTTTTAGCGGATAAGTATGCCATTAACTTTTCTCTTAGTAGAGGTTGACTTTTTTATAATGATCAGACAACGCCGTCGTCAGACACGAAGCTGAATGCAGTGGTGATGAAGTCTTTGTTGAGCACTTCGAAACCAGCATAAAGCTGCCAGATGAGAATGATGAAGCGGCTAAAGTCATCATTGTTGTTGATCAGAACTTGAGCGTTCGGACCACCGATACCAACACCGATTGACTGAGGACCGAAGAAGTAACCCTGGGCGACTTCTTCAGAAGCGTAACCACTGCCACCATCGAAGGAAGCGGTAACGTTCTTGGTCGGGAAGTTGGTTGATTCGAAGAATTTAACGCCTTCAAACTGAACGCCAGTCGGCATCACAGGCTCACCAGCCAGGAAGTAGCCCTGACCAGCTTGGGGACCCATGTAGAAGCTGGTGTTGTTAGGCATCATGGGGTTAGCCATGTACATGCCTTGACCAGGGTTGCCGCTGTAACGAGCAATCTCACGGAAGTCATCGTCACGACGCAGGTGCATCATGAAGACGGGATCGCAAATACAGCGATACAGACCATCAGCAAAGGTAGGAACGTTGCGCTTACGCAGGTCCTTAACGACTTCCAGGAGGTCAGTACGAACAGAGAACTGTTGAACTTGTGCGGTGTACTCAGCACCGGTATAGGAAACACGGCCTTGGGAATCCTTAGCCTTGTCACCAGCGAAGTAGTAACCACCTTGTGAAGAAGAAGCCTGGCCTTGTGCTTCAGCTTTAGCCAGTTCGTCAATGAAGACGCGATCGCGCCAACGACGATAGTCATCGAGCAGGGTCAGTGAACCGATGCTCTGGTGGAACATGTTCAGGTTGCCGGTATCCAGCAGGAGGCGCTGAGCGGTAACCAGGGTTTCCCGTGCAATCTTGAAGGTAGAAGGCTGGGTGGGATCAGACGGGTCTGCAGGACCGGTGTATTCCTTAAGCACCACCAGGACTTTCTCCTTGGTGATGTTACGGCTGTTAGCAGTACCGATAGTCTGATCAGCAATACGCTCACGGCTATCTTTCGTACCAGGAGATCCCCAGAACTTATAGCGATCCAGTTGCACAGTTTGGCCGGGCTGTGAGGTGAAGTCATGCACCACAACAGGCTCACAAGCCATCTCGCAAATATATGCGGGATGCGGACGGTAAAGTTCCGCCCCTAAAATTTTAGGAAAATCGTTATCTAAAAACATTAGTTATTCTCCAGTAACCCAGGAATAGTTTTATCGGATAAAAGAATGGACAAAAGTCCTATCTATTTTAAAGTTTAGCAGTCTTTAATACATTGGGAGCATTGGAGACTGCATGCTCATACGAGAACCCAACGTGTTGCTAGATCCAGGTGCTTCAGGATCAATGCCCATGGCTTGGCCGATAGCGCCAACTGCACGTCCTGCGGCAACACCACCTAAACCAGCAGCTAAACCAGCAGCTGGAACAAGTCCTGCAGCAGCTGCTTTACCAACTCCTCGTTCAGTAATCGCATCTGCGGTTCTACCAGCAAGGTTAGATAAATCCAACAAAGCATCAGCACGCATGGAACCATCGGGTCTATTTGCACTTGCTTGAGAAAGACGATCTTCAACACTGCCTAAGCCACGTTGTACTTTTTGTACAAGCCCTGGCGAGTATTTTCCAGCTAAAGCACGTGCACCGAGAAGACCAGCAGCACCGCCAAGGACACCGGCAGCACCGGCACCCAAGACGGCTGCGGGGTTCTCATCTTCAGCAGCAGCCATTCCTGCTACACCTAAACCAGCTGCAGCAGGAACGCCATACTTAAGACGATTACGCATTAGATCACTCCATAACAAACAGTTTCTGAGACATCGCTTGAGGAGATGCCTGGTTGATCAAACGCCATGCTTGGGTAGGATCAGCCTCCATTTGTTGCTTAAAGGAACCCCAGAAATCAGTAGGGGCTTGGGGAGCAGCAGCCTGGGGAGGAGCAGGCATTTGTGCGCCAGGTGCCATAGCTTGTTGTGAAACAGGCTGAGTGGGATAACCAGTGGTTTCCAGATCAGCTTCTGATTCATAAACAGGATACGGACCTTCGGGACCAAAGAACTGCAGCGTGTAATCGCTCAGAACATCAGGATTGGTAAGGATCTCGTTATAAGCAAGGTTTTCACGATGCTCATTAACGGCGAAGTCAGCGTAATTCTTAAGAGTGGTCTGGGCTTCTTTACCCCATTCCACTGCTGAATCAAGCATTCCCTCAAGATTTAGGGCGTACTGATTTAGAATTGCGGGTGCTTCGGTTCCGTAGTTT